TTATTGGTCGTGGTATTCAGTCTATTATACAACGCCAGCCCGTACATTTTATGCACGGCGAGTCATTTAAACGCCAGATGGAAAAGGTTTATGCAAAAGAAATTGAGTCTGGTGTATGGAGTGGCCTTGGCTTAAATCTTAATAAGCTTCAATCAAAAGTTAATAACCATCTCTCTTTTGACGAGTGGTTTAAAATACGCGCAAGTGAGTACATTCGTATGAGCGAGCGGTGGGATAGAGTAGACCGCTATGATGGATTTAGCGATACTCAGAAAGAAGCCTTTGAGTTGTTTAGAAAGTTCTTTGAGCGCTACGATGAAGAAGGCGCATCTCTTAACTTATGGAAAACAGAAAAGACTATAGACCAAGAGCTGTCTCGAATTAACAAAGAGATTGATCGTAAGAATAAAATAATTAAAGACCTTGAAGCACAAGGGACTGATGGCAAAGCAAAGGTTGGTTTAACCGATAAGCAGAAACGATTGCTTGATAGCCTTAAAAATCAGATTATTCGTCATACAGAAGATGTAAATTATTATACAGCTATGAAGGCAAACGGCCTTGATAGAAAGCGGTTTTACTTTCCGATCTATTATGACAAAGCAATGTTGCAAGATGCCGCCCAGCGTGAGCGCTTTACTAACATTATTGAGGAACATGTCCGTCAAAATCCAAAAGAATTTGTTTGGAGCCAAAAAGAAGGCAAGATGGTCGAGCGTGACCCTAATGTTACAGACCGCGAAATTGCAGAAGGCATCGTTAGAAGCATCCTTGAAGAGTCGGATGTTGAGCGTCTGGCTGTTAGTGGGATTGGTTCCAAGCATACTCGAATGAGAACGCTTGATATTCCCGAATGGAAAGTAAAAGACTTTATCCTTACTGACGTTGGTATTATTGATGCTTACACCCGTAAGATGGGCAATAAAATTGAATGGACACGCAAGTTTGGCAAACGAAATATAGATGATATCTTAGATGAGATTGAAGAAATATCTTTTACTGAAGGCAAGCTAAGTGAAAAAGATATTGCCAAGCTAAAACGTGATTTTGTAGCTGACTATGAATACTCAATGGGTATTCATATGCGCTCACCTGATCGATGGGATGCTCAGTTTGTTAAAGCTGTTAAAGAAGTAGCTGGTATGACTTACTTGCACAAAGCTGGCTTTGCTTCTGTGACTGACCTTGGCTCTATTATATTTGAACACGGGCTTCCTGATCTTGCTAGGGCAATAAGGACTGGTGACGCAAGAACGGCGGCTGGTATGGCAAAGGCTGAAGTACAGCAAATTATCAAAGGCACAGATTATATGCTATCTATGGCAAGAGATAGGATGTTTGCTGATAGTGTGGCTCGATTGCAACCAAATGCTGTCGAGCGTGTTCTCAATCCTATTACAAATGTTTTCTATAATATTCCTATTATTGGTAACAATCTTGGTGTTGTAACTAGATATGGCAAAATTGTTGATGGTGTATTGCGTCAATCAAAATTAGCTAAGATGGCTCAAGATATTGCCGCCAATAAAAAGGGAGCTGATATTGAGTATTGGGCTAGATACGGTCTTGATTATGACGATGCTGTGCGTATTGCTTCTTACGCAGAAAAGTTTGTAGTAGAAGATGGCTTTGTATTTGCTAATCGTATGGAGTGGCCCTCAGCAACACCAGCAGAAAAAGAATTATTGTTGAAGTGGGACACAGCTTTAAACAGTGGCACTGGAAATACAATTATGATGGCAACGGCTAAAGATAAGCCGATTATTAGTCGTGGTGTAGTATACATGCCTTGGCATCCTTGGATGAAAGATGTCCCGTTCTTTAGCCGATTAGAGCCAGACCCACAAGTAAGTACTGCAAACTTTAAGTATGCTCGTATTGAAAGCGGTGCATTAACATTTCCGTTCCAGTTTATGGACTTTACGCTTGCCGCAACCACTCGGATTACAAGTCAAATGTTTGACAATGCTCGCAAGAATAGACTGATTGGTGCGGCGGCTTTGATGTCTATGGGTTACCTTGCTCTTGATTTAAAGAAACCAGACTGGTGGTTTGAAAGCAAAGAGAAGGGTGAGCTTGTTACCCGTGTATTTGACCACTCAGGTCTTGGTGGTATTTACATGGACTTAGGTTATATGGCTCTTCATATGACTATGGGTATGGGTGGGGTGGATCAAGATAACGATTGGCTTCGTGGCAAGTATAAACCTTCTGCAACCGACGCTTTTATGGAACCATTTGGTGCAGGGCCTGGCTTGTTAGTTGACTGGGCAACAACTGTATCCGATCTTCTTAGCAATAACCCCTCAGAAAAAGCAGATAGGTTAAAGTATTTATTGCCATTTAACCATTTGACTTCTATGGCATATGATTTCTTTACCAAAGATTAATTGATGAAACAGACAGATTGGTTTATAAATAGTTTAAAGGTGGCAAGATGACTATTTTAATTGGCGATAACTCCCCACGGGTATCTTATAGCGTAGCTGAAGGCGTTACTCAGACTAGCTTTACAGTACCTTTTGAGTTTTTTGATGACGCAGACTTGAATGTATATGTGGATGATGTGCTTAAAACACTCACCACAGACTACACTGTAAGCGGTGGTGACGGTTCTACTGGCACTGTAACCATTAGCGTAACTGGCGCAAGCGGTGGCAGTACTGTAGTTATCACTCGGGACATTGCCCTTGAGCGCACGACTGACTTTCCCCCTACTGGACCGTTCCAAGTAGCCTCGCTTAACCGCGAATTAGATAGAATGGTTGCTATTGCGGCTGATCTGGAAGATTCAACCAATCGCGGCTTGCGTCTGTCTGACTCAGATACAACCTCCACACTGGTTCTTGCCCCTAAAAATACTCGGAAGGGTACTGTTCTTGCGTTTAATGCAACTACGGGTGACGTTGAAGTTGGTCCAACGATTGCAGATGTCCAGAGTATTGCCGATGTTACAGCAGATATCGCTACTCTTGCAGACATCGAAGATGGCACAAGCGCAACTGACGCAATCCAAACCGTTGCATCTATCTCATCTAATGTAACGACTGTAGCTGGCGTATCTAGCGATGTAACAACTGTGGCTGGTCAAACGACCAACATGCAAAACATCACTGATAACCTTGTAGCAGTGCAAAATGCCGCAACAAACGCCACTAATGCGGCATCTAGCGCTAGTGCGGCGGCTACTTCAGAGGCAAATGCCGCTACCTCAGAAGCCAATGCAAGCACCTCAGAGACGAATGCGGCTAGTTCGGCTACATCTGCCGCCTCAAGTGCTTCGACCGCCTCTACAGCCGCTACAAACGCCTCTAACAGCGCTTCTGATGCGGCTACCTCGGAAACAAATGCGGCTACTTCTGCTAGTAATGCGGCTACTAGCGAAAGCAATGCGGCTAGCAGTGCATCTGCGGCGGCATCGAGCGCATCTGCCGCATCGACAAGTGCAAGTGCGGCATCCACTAGCGCATCTAATGCCGCTACTTCAGAGACTAATGCGGCTAGCAGTGCATCGGCGGCTTCTGCTTCTCAGATTGCGGCCGCCGCTTCTGCGGCTTCTGCGGCTAATTCTTATGACACCTTCGATGACCGCTATCTTGGAAGCAAAACAGCAGACCCAACAGTAGATAATGATGGAGATGCTTTGGTTGCTGGCGCTCTATACTTTAATAGTACAGAGAATGAGATGCGTGTTTATGATGGTGGCAACTGGATTGCCGCTTCATCTGCTGGTGGCGCATCTCTTACAAACTATAACTATACAGCAACTGCTGGGCAGACCACATTCTCTGGCGCAGACGATAACTCCAATTCATTATCTTATACATTAGCTAACTTAATCGTTACGCTGAATGGTATTGTTCTTGAAGATGGGACTGACTACACAGCTAGTGATGGCACTAGCATTGTATTGGCAGTTGGGGCATCTGCGAATGATGAATTAAATGTAGTTGCATTTAAATCCTTTACTACTGCTGACATGGTATCGGCTACTAACGGCGGTACATTTGCAAATGATATTACAATTAATGGCGACCTGACAGTTAACACGAATACGCTGGTTGTCGATAGCGCAAATAATCGGGTTGGGATTGGTACGTCTTCGCCAAACACCCCTTTTCATGTTCAAGGCGCACAAGGTTATGCAAGTAGTGCATCAAATCTTCTTACATCCACAACGAAAGCTGCCGCTAGAATAAGAGGTGCTAATGACGCATCAACGTCATTGTTTTTTGGTACGATTACTAATGATGCGGAACAATACATTCAATCTTGTAATGAAGCTGGTGATGCCGCAGATGATTTAGTTTTAAATCCATTTGGCGGCAATGTGGGGATTGGTACGAGTAGTCCAGTTGGCCGTTTGGATGTTGCTAACAACACTACTCCATATTTGAACATCACGGCGTTGGGCGCGGCAAGTGCCGCTGTCCTTTGCATTAACGCAACGTCTGGTAGTGAGGAGGCAATAACCTATCAGCAAGCACTGCGGTTTGGAACGGCAACGGGCGCAAATGCGGCGGGCTTTACAGAACGTATGCGCATCGACAGCAGTGGTAACTTGCTGTTGGGTACGACAAGTCTTGGTCGTGTTGGCGCAGATATGCACATATCAACGACGGGCGCTAATGGTAATCGTGCGTTGGAAACTACATCTGACTCAACCAGTTTTTCACAGGTTCTTACTTTTAACAACCCTAGTGGTGGGGCAGGGTCTATTAGTATTAGTGGATCGACCGCATCATTTAATACATCCTCCGACTACCGTTTAAA